ATCATCACGGCGCTGTCTGCCGCCGGGTATCTGGGTATCGACATTGACAAGGCGGTGCGGGAGAAGATGGAGATTAACCGAGGACGTGAATGGAGGCACGGAAAATGACAGCAGAAGAAAGAATACGCATGATTGCGCTGGAAGTACAGGCACTTGAGGAGACAATCGAACACTATAAGCCATTTTATGTCCGCAAAGCCTATGCGAAGGAAGGTATCAAGTGCAGTGTGAAACAGGTTAGAGCGCATCTTCTGGCGTTGGTGGATGATTTGGACGCGATGGAGGATAACTAAATGACGCTGGGCAGCCTGTTTGACGGCTCTGGCACTTGCCCGCTGGCGGCAACGATGTGCGGCATTAAGCCTGTCTGGGCAAGCGAGATCGAGTCGTACCCCATCCGCGTAACGCGGAAGAACTTCCCCGAGATGCAGCATCTCGGGGACATCACGCAGATCAACGGCGCGGCGATCGAGCCGGTGGATATCGTTGCATTCGGCTCGCCTTGTCAGGGCTTGAGCGCTGCCGGAGCGCAAAAAGGCATATTCGACGACGACCGAAGCAATCTGTTTTTTGAGGCAATCCGAGTAATCAAAGAAATGAGGGTCGCTACACATGGGAAATACCCACGCTATGTCATCTGGGAAAACGTGCCGGGAGCGTTTTCAAGCAATAAGGGACGAGACTTTCTCGCCGTCCTGCGGGCGTTTGCAGAAGCCGCAGGCGGAAAAACGTCTGATGTACCTGAACCTCCAGCAAAAGCCGGAAAGCTCAAATGGGGGGGTGCAGGAATCATCGTGGGAGACGGTTACTCAATTGCATGGAGAGTCTTGGACGCCAAATACTGGGGAGTCCCCCAGCGTCGTAAGAGAATCTACCTTGTCTGCGATTTTGCAGGACGACGCGCCGGAGAAATACTCTTTAAGCGCGAGGGCCTGCGAAGGGATTTTGCGCAGAGCAGAAAAGCGCGGAAAGAAACTGCCGCCGATGCTGTGGGAAGCACTGGTGGAAGCGGTGGAGCTGGGCGCGTAAATGATGGGATGTCGTATCATTTATTTGAGCCAAGATCGGCACTTGATGAGAACTGGGCTGAAACTGACGTGAAAAATGCACTTCGCGCAAACGCGAGCAAATCATCGCATATCGTTTGCTACGCGCTTCAAGGCAACGGAATCGACCGCGCAGACACAGCAGGATGCAATGGCAAAGGCTGGCGCGAAGACGTATGCTACACGTTAAACACGGTTGACCGTCCGGCGATTGCGTACTCGGCTGACTGCCGCAACATGCGGCTGAACGAGGAAATCAGCGGAACACTGCAAGCCAAGGGAAACGGCGGGTACAGCCTGAACTACCAAAATCCGGTTATATATCAAAACCCAAAGCGCGGCGAGTACGTGAAAAGCGAAGTCGGGTCAACGCTACTTGCGCACTTAGCCGTCGAGCCAAGGGATATTGTTGTTTACGACGCACGGGGTAACGGCGACGGACAGATTGTGCCGACGTTGACCGGAGATCATGAAAGTCGTGTGACGGATTATACGGCACTGGCTATCGGAAATGGTCAGCTCGATCAGATTTATATGTCCGATACGGCAGGAACACTAAATTGTATGCACGACCAACAGGCGGTATTGCTTAAAAGACTATGGCGGTATATCGTCCGCCGGCTTACGCCGCTTGAATGTTGCCGACTGCAAGGCTTCCCAGATTGGTGGGAGGACGGTGTGTCGGGAAGCGACAGCGCGAGATACAAGATGTGGGGTAACGGCATGGCGTTGCCGTGTGTACTGTATGTGATGGAGGGAATAACGGATGGCTAAACTTGACACGCTGCCGAAATTCAGCGAGCTTGAGAATAATCGGCTGCTGATTGTTTATACGGGCACATCTCCAGAGGATTTCTATTGTGACGACGTGGAAATCATCACGAAAGAAGAGCTTTTAGGCGAACTTCGCGCGAACAAACTAAACATACAAGAGATCGAGGTCTATCTGGTAGAGAAGGAAATCGTCTCGGAATTTTCGGAAGACGATCTCCGGGAAATGATCGAAAACGTGATGGAGCGCGATGAACAGCACAAAAACTGGTGCAGTGACATGATGTTTCTGATTCACGATTCGCCAGAGACGAAAGCCTTTTTGCAATATCTCAACGGGTGTGCTGAGAAAGAGACAACCTACCTTGAGGGCGAACAGGTTGAAATGGATTGGGGAGGAAATGACCGATGAAATGCAAATGGTATTTCGAGCGTGATTATGCCTGCGCCAATAGCAAGTGTCCGTATGGCGGTGACACATGCCCGACGAGCGAACACCCGGAGGTGTGCAAGTACGCGGAAGAAAAGCCGAAGCCGGAGCTGAACGCCGAGGAACTGGTGACCGCGCTGAGGCTTTGCGCGGGGGCGACGTGCGAGGGTTGCCCTTGCATGTGTAACGAGGAATTAGTCGGCTGCAACAACTATGTAAAGCGGAAAGCCGCCGACATGCTGGAGAAGCTGGCGGCGGAGAAGAGGAATGAGCACAAAATAAAAACGCCATACGCCAGAATCTACGTGAGCGGCACACCCGAAAAGCCATACTACGGCATTACATATTTTGACCTGACAGACGGAGAAATGCACAGTGGGTTTGGCTCGTATTCGCTTGATTTTGTGTTTAAGTGGTTTGCGGAAGAATTCGACGTTGCAAAGCCCGAGCCGCCGAAGGAGGAAGAACGATGAGCACCACAGAGGAGCGTATGCTTGAATGGTTAAATGAGAACATTGGCTCTCTTACTAGATACCGGGCAAACCCGATGAACGCCAAACGAACCGCCGTCTATGACGAGTGGATTGAGCAGCAACGAACGGCGATTTCGGCAATTGAAACTTGCCGTCAACTTAAAAAATCCTTGTTTGGCAGGAAAATATGACAAATGACGAGCTTGTGAGAACGGTTTTGCAACTTAAATCTGGGAGATGCGAAGATCGAGGCGGAGCGGAAAAGGAGGATGAACGATGAAAACGCCTGATGAGATCAAAAAAGCCGTGAGCATGTGCATTTTAAGTGAGTACTGCGAGGCTTGCCCATATCACGAGGACGTGAGTTGTAGCATAATGCTGATGCTTGACGTTTTCGCCTGCATCGAAGCGTTTGAAGCAAAAACAAGCGATAGAAATCAAGTTGAGCATTTGCCATAAATAAAGTTTGACTTGGTTCTGAAAATCACGATTTTTCACAATATTTTTAAGTCAAGAGCAATCGCAAAGAGATAGAAAGGTAATTTTTTATGGAGAACAGAGCAATCAAAATCGTTCGCAATTACATCATCGAGCATCTGGATAAGTCTGATCCTCAGCCGGAATTTGACGTGTTCGTGGTTTGGAAGTGCAAAGCACTGCAAAACTGGAAGTTCCTGATTTCTTCCACGCTGTTTGACGGCATGTATTACGAGCTGACCTACAACGGCGACAAGAGCGAGTGGTATCTTGATGCGTACAAAAAGTTCGAGAACCGCCGTATCGTTGATCCCCACGATGGGCGTTTAATAGGTGCTACATACCCGACTGCTGGCGGCAGAAAAAGAAACGGAGGAAAAACGATGAAAGCAACAGCTGACGAGCTGAAGCGTTTCGCCCAAATTTGCACGAATGGTATTTGTGGCGAGCGATGCCCGTACTACGAGTATGAGAATTGCGTCGAAACCATGATGATTGACGCGCTTGCTTACATCGAGCAGCTTGAAGCGGAAAGAGAGGGAAAGAGCCATGAGTGAAACGCCTAAATGCCCATATTGCGGAGACGGGATGAAAATCCGCGTCTCTCTGACTGCACCCGATTGGGGGCTTTTATCTGCGCAGTATAAGTGCATGACGTGTGAGAGCACATCGCCGCGCATAGAGTTTTCCGGCGGCACGTCGAACGAAAAAATTATAGAACGGCTGCAAGCTGCGGCGTCGCGTCGCGCAGAGCCGAAGAATCGCGTGCTGACGCTGGAAGAGCTGGACGCATATTGCGAAGGCGGCGCTGATGCTGCGCCGCTATGGGTGGAGTTTGACGGAGGCATAAACGGATGGGTACTGATTACGCCAGTTAGAGAGACCTGTAAAATGGATTTTGTGAGCAAGTATCTTGCGATGATGGGGATTTTGTACGAAAAAGAATGGCGCTGCTGGCTGCGCAAGCCGACGGACGCGGAAATGAGGGAAACGCCGTGGGCAGGTGATAGCCGTGAATGACGCGCCATGCCGCGACTGCGTGAGCCGCGAGGTCGGCTGTCACGCGGGATGCGAGAGATACAAGGCATATGCCGAGCGGCGCGAAAGAGTGCGGCAGAATCGGCAGGACTTTATCATCGAGAGGACGGGCGAAAAACGCCGCCATCAGCGGTGGCTGGATTATGAGAAGCGCAAGAGCAAGGGAGGGGCGACATGAGGATTTTGGCGATAGACCCCGGAACGACGCAGAGCGCGTATGCGCTGCTCAGCGATGAGTATCAAGTGCTGTCGGCGGACAAAGTCGAAAACGGCATAATGATGGACATCATCGCGTCAACTCCGGGAATCGACGCGGTCATCATCGAGGACATGGAGCCGCGATATCCGCGAAACGGAAAGGACAGCAGCGCGGCGGGCGCAATCGTCGGGGCAAGCACATACACCACGCTCAAGTGGATGGGCAAATTTGACCTGACGGCACAGGTGCGGGGCATTGCCGTACGCTGGATTTACAGGCGGGACGAGCGGGCGGCACTCATCCGCAAAAAGGAGCTTCCGGCGGACGCGCCGAAGCACGCAGACGGTCAGATTCGCGCCGCGCTGATTGCGAGGTTTTCGGTTCATGACAAGGTCAATGGCAAGGGAACGAAAGCAAAACCGGACACGTTTTACGGCGTGTCCGGCGATATGTGGCAGGCGATTGCGGTAGGGGTGACGTGGCTTGACAAGCAGAGGACGGGAGGCGGCGACGGATGCGGATCGAAAAGAAGGACGCGCAGGCGTTGATTGACTGCGGCTTTGCGGCGTACGATTACAAAACAGAGCTAGAACTGTACGACAACCGCGACGCCAAGGGGAGCGGATTTGACGGCATGCCCAAGCGGAGAGGGGCGGCGCGAGGACTTGACGATGAGCTTGTCCGCGAGCAGAACGCGAAAAAAAAGCTGTATGAAAAGCATACGGCTTTTTTGCGTGCCCAGCGGCGGGCGATGAAAGCACTGGATGCAATCGTCGCGGGGCAGCCTCAGCAGGGCGAGTATATCATGGGCTTGCGGTCGTTTCTGAAGCTGTTTTATGTAGACGGCATGCCGATGAAGGCGGCGTGGAGGGAGGCGGGCATTGCGGAGCGGACGGCGCGGAGATACAAGGCGCAGGTCGTCAGGGCGGCGAAGGGCAAGAGGGCGTGATTCAGCGCGCAAAAAAGGCTTGTACAAAGATGTACAAGCCTTGAATTTACTCCTTGTTTCCGTCGGGCAACTCTTTGAGACCCATCATTCCGCTCTCACCTCCTCGATCTCAGGCTCGCAGTCATGGCTGCCCAAAGCGTCGCACAACACGACGTCTTTGTTGCCGCAGCCGCGACCGCAAGGGCAGGTGACAAACTTTGCCACAATCTGCCCCTCGCGAACAAGGGACACTGGCACAGTCGTGCCGTCGCCACAAAAACCGGAACCCTCGGGTTCGCCCCAAACGAGCGAATACCCCTTTTTCAGTGTCATATTATTCATGATTTTTTTCCTCCTATGCGAATGTTTACTTGTTATGTCTGGCATAGTATCCATATTCGTCGCCGATGGGGAAGCGTCCGCCTGTTATCCACCAAGTTTTGACCGACAGCGAAACGGTTTTGCGCTCGCCGTTGTCGGGATAGGACAGCTTGACGGTATGGAGAGCGGACATCTGGGACACGGCATCAGCTAGGATGCCGTCCGTGCTCTGCCCCGGCGTGAAATCCCACACAAGCGTCGGCGTAATGATATAGCAATAATTACCTTTGCCGTCCGTCGTCTGGTGACCTTTGCGGATCAGCGCGTTGAGAGCGTCGCGGGAGATGCCGAGATCGTCAGGGATATCGACAGCCACGCAAAACATGATGATGTCATGCTCGTGTTCAACGCGGTTGAGAGCAGGGGGGCGTTCGGAGCGGTTAAGTCCGCCGAAAAAAGCCGAGATCGCATATTTGTCGGGCAACTGAGGCGGGGCAAAGCTCTTTGCGCAATACGGGGCGCAGGAGTGAAGAGCCATGTTGAATACATATTCCATCAAAGTCATTCCTTTCTTTCCCCTAACACGGGGGACGCTGATATTATAGTATCACAATGTGCCAAGCATTGCGACACTTATACGGGTCACGCGGTCACAAGCCTGACAGAGTGCGCGCGCTTGGGTATCAAGCCACTCTTCGCGGCTGTTGGGTCTGCGCTCGCCGTTGCGGGACTTGCGCAACTCAGACGGGGAGCAGAGACGCTCGGCGATGTCCTTGTTATAGATCAAGGATGAGCCGCCCCAGCTGTACGCCGCCCAGTCTTTCGCGCCGTTGAGCATCCACGCCCGGCACTCGCTGCCCGTCTGGGGGTCGCGCCCCTCATAAGAGGCGTAAGTCTCCAGCTGCTCCACCAGCTCGAGCGCGTATTGCGTCACGCCGCGATCCCACGCGCTACGGTCTTTGCGGGCTTCCAGCGCTTCGCGGATGCTGTCATAAGTGGTCTTCATAATATCGTTCCTTTCTGCCCCTCTTGGGGGGCGGTCGCGGTTGTCTGGGCTGTTGCCCTTGTGATGGCTATAGTATATCCGTAGACGGATAGAAACGCAATACCGGAATATTTCACAAATATAAATCTACGGATATGCGGAACAGTTGTGCAACTTGTATATATTGACGGATATTGTCCAATATGATATGATATGATTATCACAAGACAAGAGAGGAGCGGGAAACGTGCCGATATCTGACGCGCAAAAGCGTGCTGCGGTCGCTTACAACCGGCGGCGCGACAGTATCACGATCAGACCATCTAAGACTGACGGCGGCGCAGTGCGTGCCGCCGCTGCTGCTGCTGGTCAGCCGGTGCAAGTCTACATCATGCAGGCTTGCACCGAGCGCATGCAGCGCGACGGCTTCACGCCTCCAGCAGATGACACAGCTGGAGACGATAAGACCCCATGACAACACCCCGATGGGCAGACGCTCGCCGGGGCTTTTTTGTTCGCTTCAAGCCGATCCCCTCGCACGCGCGTCTCCCCTCGCATGAGGGGAGTGGATTGAAATAAGCCGATCCGCTCCCCCCTCGCACGCGCTGGCAAGGTTGGCAAGGTGGGACACGTTGCGGCATGCTTGACAGTATGATACAGTATAATCGTCCCCGACGGCGGGACGAGGTCGCGGACTTCGTCGCCGCGTCGAGCGGCGATTATACGTTTTCGCGGCTGTGCGGCTTGCGCTGTGCAGCCGCTTACTTATATCTAGCTGCTTATCGAGCGCACAAGCACGCGCACCAGCTGACGCGGGGCAGAGCTGACGCACGCAGGGGCGCAGGCGTGTAGCACGTTGGGCAGGCGCAGAGGGAGAGCAGGCGCAGGGGAGAGGCTTCACCGGGCGACGATGTGCGCGGGGGGCTGGGGGGGTGCTTATGATATAGGTAGAGACGGCACCAGCTCGGGCGGACGGGCGCAGGCTCACAGCTGCGGACGCACCAGGCGGGCGGATGCGCCGACGGGCGTGCTCACAATAGGTAGGATTTGCGGCGATTATGCTGCGGATTATGACGCACGGTAGGGCTGATGGGGTAATAATGTAGATATTGCTGAGATTGCCGAGGGCTTGCGTGTGGGATGTGTACCCGCACAGGGCAAGCCCTTGCCCACACGCTGACGGACAGGCAGACGCAGGCGACGCGCGAAGGGCAAAATTTTGAAAGCAGATTCGCGGAAGGGCGGCGGGGGATGCGGAATTGACCACCTCAGGCGCGCCTACGGGCGAAGGACATATGCCTCCCCGCCCTGCGGGTGTTCCCCCTGCCGGTCAAGCAGGAAGCAAAAACGCGAAGAGAGCAGAACACATAAGCACTATTCCAGAACTCACACGAGTTTCTGGAATTTTTTTATACCCATAGGGGCAGGTCAAAAAAAGGAGGGATAGGCTTGGGAAAGAACAAGGCGCGTACGCCGCCGCCGAACAGAAAACTGACGGACGAGCAGCGCAGAGAGGTTGTACGCAGGTATGTAGAGGAGTACGAGACGGTCAGCGAGCTGGCACGGGAGTACGGAGTAGACAGGGCGACGATTTACAGAGTGCTGGGCGCGGAGGAGCACGCGGGAAGAATCAAGGCACTGTCGGATGCGAGGCTGGCGCAGGCAAAGATCAGGATTCTTGAGCAAGTGCCTGCGGCACTCGACCGCAACGAGGAAATTCTAAACACGAATTACGACCCTGCATTCCAGTATCTGTGGCAGAACGCCATCCGGGACACACTGGACAGAGCGGGCATCAAGGCGACGAAGGACGAGAAGCAGGACATCAGTATTTCTTTTGCGAGTGATGGGTTTGAGCTGGGCATGCCGGAGAGCGGGACAGACGAAGAATGAGCAGCATTGTGTTTGACTACAAGCCGACGGCGAAGCAACGGCTGTTTCACGCGAGCAAGAGCAACGAGATTCTGTACGGAGGCGCGGCTGGCGGCGGTAAGAGTTACGCCATCTGCTGGGATGCATTCATGCGCTGTTTGAAATACCCGCGAACAAATGCGTACCTGTTTAGGCGGACATATCCTGAATTGGAGCAGACGCTTATCAAGACGATGCGCGACATCGTTCCGGAAGAGTTGGGCAGGTATTACAGCGGAAACCACGAGATGAGGTTCTTCAACGGGAGCGTCGCCCGGTTCTGCCATTTGAGCGATGAAGGGACATGGCGCAATTATCAGGGTGCACAGATACAGTGGCTGTACTTTGACGAGCTGACGCACTTCAGCGAAAGCATGTACAACTTTATCAAGACACGTTTGAGGGCACCGAAAAACCTGAATGTAAATCCGTGTACGCGATGCGCAAGCAACCCCGGCGGTCCGGGACATGGCTGGGTAAAGGCGCGATTCGTGGACAGCACGGACGTGGGGAAACGCACCGTGGTGCAAGATACGGAGTATCTTGCTCAAAACGGGAAAATGAAGAAAATGAAATCCATTTGCGAATATATCCCGGCTACTGTATACGACAACCCATACATCGACGATATGTATATCGTCGAGCTGCAAAACAAGCCGTCGAAGCTGAGAGACGCCATGCTGTACGGGAAATGGGAAGCGTTCGAGGGGCAGGCGTTCCCGGAATTTACGAACGACCCTGAGCATTATAAGGACGGGCTGCATACGCACGTCATCGACCCGTTCGACATTCCGCTGCACTGGACGCGGTACGTCAGCTTTGACCACGGCTTTTCACGTCCGTTCTCGTTCGGCGCGTGGGCGGTTGACCCTGACGGCAGGGCATACCGATACAAGGAACTGTACGGCTGCAAAAAGGGAGAGGCGAACGTCGGCTTGATGCTCACGCCGGGCGAAATCGCGGCGAAGCTGGCGGACTGGCTTGAGCCGGAATTCAGAGAAGGCATTCATATCACGGGCATTGCAGACCCTGCCATCTGGGACGAGAGCCGGGGAACGAGCGTAGAGGAGCAGATCCGCAAGGTCTTTTCCGGCGTCACGTTCCGCAAGGGCGACAACACGCGGATGCCGGGCAAGATGCAGGTGCATGAGCGGCTGCGGTTTGACGAGGACGGGCGACCGATGATGTACATATTCAGCAACTGCACGGAATTTATTCGCACGATTCCGACGCTGTGCTACGACGAACACAAGGTTGAGGACATCGACACGGCGGGCGAAGACCACATCTACGACGAGACGCGATACTTTTTAATGTCAAGACCGCTCGCGCCGAAGATCGTCGCGCCCAAACCGAAGCGGAAAGCGTGGAATCCGCTGGACTAAGGAGGATGTATGAGAAAGAGGGATTCCCCGCCGGGGGATATCAGACAGAGCAAGCCGGAGGAATTCGGTGAACAGCCGCTCTCGCCGGAGGAAAAGGCGCTCGTAGGCAGGGCATACGCGCTGTTTGATTTTTTCAACAACGAGCTGCGCGACGCACACAAGGCCATGCGTGCGGCACGCATGATGCGCCAATTGCAGCAGGAGGAGCGGAGCTTGACCGCACCGGTCACCAGCACGCTGAACAGCTGCATTGACAACGTCATCGCCGACCAGATTGACAACATGCCGGAAGCGGTCATGGTGCCTGAACGCGAGGAGACGGCGCAGAGCGCGGAAGAGATGAGCGACGTTGTCAGCTATGCCCTGTATCAGGCGGGATTCAGGGGGACGTATCAGACGCTGATGGAGGACGCGGCGGTCACGGGAACGGGCATCGCGCAGGTGTTTTGGGACGACGACCTTGAGGACGGCGACGGCATGATCAACGTGCTGGCGTGGCATCCGGAGGACTTCTACCCCGACCCGACGCAGGAAAACATTCAGGACGGACGCGCATGCTTCAAGGTGACGCACACGACGGTTGCGTGGGTCGAAGAGCATTACCCGCACGCACGCGGCTATGTACGCGCCGACCCCAACAATGACGATACCGATTACAGCCTGCAAAACATCGCGGAGGGCGACGAGGGCGTGATGCTGCTGGAATTCTGGTATCGACGGTATGACGCGGACAAGCGTCGGCACATGGTGCATATGGCGCAGTTGGCGGGTCACGCGCTGCTGTACAGCACGGAGCTTGGCTTCGGCGGCGCGGGAAAGACGGAATACAAAGACGGCGTATACGCGCACGGCAGGTATCCGTTTGTCTTGTACAAGTACAGGAGCGTATGGCGCAAGCCGTTCGGCACGGGGCTTGTACACGACTACTACGGCACGCAGAACATGATCGACAGATGTCTCAAGTACATCGACGACAACGCCCGCGAATCGAGCGTGCAGCGGCACTTTATCCGGCGCGGAAGCGGCGTCAATCCGGAAGACGTTGCGGACATGCGCCGCACCATCATCGAGTGGGAGGGCAACGATATTCGCGAGGCGATTCAGACGGTGCAGGCGGCACCGCTGAACGGGCAGGTCTATCAGGCAATGAATTACCTCGTGGATTCGATGAAGCAGGACTGCGGACAGAACCAGTTCAGCCGCGGAGAAGGCGGACTTGGCGTTACGGCTGCGGCTGCCATTCAAGCCCTTCAGGAGGCGGGCGGCAAAACGACCCGCTGGCACACGGAGCAATTCAAGAACGCTTTCCGCGAGATGGTCGAGCAGATGCTCTGGGTATTGAGCGACTATCTGGACGCAGAGCGCAAATTCAGAATCGTCGGCGGATGGGATTCGAGTGGGAATATGAAGGATAAGCTCGTGCAGCTCATCGCGCCGATGCGCGACAACGGCAGACTGCCCAAGCCCGCGTACACGGTGCGCGTGCAGGTGCAGAAGAACAACCCCTTGCAGGTACAGGCAGACAACGAATTCCTCTTGCAGGTTGCGCAAATCTGCGGACAGGCGGGTCAGGCACTGCCGCCCGAATCGGTCATTCGCCTGATGGAGGGATATCGGACAAAGTCGAGCGTGCTGCGCATGGTCGAGCAGAACAGCGCACAGCAGGCTCTCATTGCTCAGATGCAGCAGCAGATTGAGCTGCTTACCAACCAGAACACGGGCATGCAGGCGGTCATCGGCGAGTACAAAAACATGCTCGCGACGCCCGCCCAGCTTGAAGCCAAGCAGCAGGAGGCGGACTATAACCCGATGCTGCAAGCAACCAAGGACGCCGAGAACGGCTGACAACGCGAAAAGGCGCGATAAGGAGAAAAACACATGGAAGAGCTTGAGAATACGGTCGATATGACGCAGGAGCTTGCGGACGACGCGCAGGCGGGGCAGGAGGTCACCCTCAGCGACCTTATGGACAATCTGACGGGCGGGGCGCAGGCGGCGGAAACGGAAGAAACGGCTGAACAGACGGGTGACGGCGACCCGGAAACACAAGCGCAGCCCCAGACGGAAGACAACAAGGACAAATTCGGACGGCGCATCGCGTCGGCACTGGCAAACCAGAAGCGGGGATTCCAGAAGGACATCGACTTTTCGGCACGGGTGCATGGCGCGGCGGGCGACATGACGGACGATGAGATCACGGAGGCACTCAGGGACTATCAGGCGCGCAGGATAGCCGAGAGCGACGCCGACATCAGCCCGAAAGCCGCACGCAGGATCGTCGAAGCGCAGGAGAGAGCCAACCAGACCCAAGCGGACAACCCGCAGAGGGGAGAAGCTGAGGCAGAGGTGCAGAGCCTCTACGCCGACGGCTGGACGGAGGATGAGCTGCTGGCGCTGACGAATGACGCGGAGGTTCAGCGGCAGTTTGCGTCGGGCATGAGCCTGCGCAAGGCAGCCAAGATGTATTTGCAGCGGCAGCAGACCAAGCCGCCGCAGACACCCAAGCGGGGCGTTCCGACGGCAAAAACAGCCGGATCGGGCGCACCGCCGGACGATAACGCCATTGCCAACATGACAGACGCGGAGTTCGACGCTTTTCAAAAGCGCGTCGAACGCGCCGCCATGGAGGGTAAGCGCGTGAAATTTTAAGGAGTAAGAGATATGGCATATACCAATACCAATACCAACATGACCAACAGCACCGGCTTGACGCCGGGCATGCAGACCTATTACAACCGCACCCTGCTCAAGGTGTTTGAGCCGAATCTTGTCCATTTGCAGAACGCGGACGTGTACCCGATGCCGCTGCACAACGGCTTGGTTCAGAACTTCCGCAAGCTCATCCCGCTTGAGGGCAGCACGACCCCGCTGAGCGAGGGCAACCCGGGCGACAGCGTCATGTACAGCGAGGTTGCCGTCACCGTGCAGCTCAATCAGTACGGTCAGTACGCCCGCACCACGGACAAGCTGGACATGAGCCACATGGACTTGACGATCGACCGCAAGGTTAAGATGCTGGGCGACGCGGGCGCGAGAAGCATCGACACGCTGGTGCGCGAGGAGCTGGCGACCTGCACCAACGTCATTTACGCAAACGGCAAGACCAGCCGCGCCACGCTGACGCCTGCGGACAAGATCACCAGCAAGGATATTCGCCGGGCGGTCAAGATGCTCAAGAAGAACCTTGCCAAGCCGTTCAACGGCTACTACATCGCCATTATCGGTCCCGATACGACGTTTGACCTTCAGGAAGACGACGCCTTCATCAAGGTCAGCCAGTATCAGGACAAGGAGAACATCTACACGGGCGAGGTCGGCAGGCTGTTCGGCGTGCGCTTCATCGAGACCACGCAGGCTAAGATTTTTGAAAAGGCGGGCGCATCCAGCGCGGACGTGGCAAGCATCATCGTGCTGGGTCAGTACGCCTACGGCATCACGAGCTGGACGAGCGCAAAGCCGCGTGTGATCGTCAAGCCGGCAGGCAGCGCGGGCACGAACGACCCGCTCGATCAGATCAGCACGGTCGGCTGGAAGATGGACGGATTCGGCGTGAAGCTGCTTCAGCCGGAATTCGCGGTGCGCATCGAGACGGGCTTTACGGCTTAACACTCGGGGGCGGGGCATTCGCCCTGTCCCCTTTTCTTTTGATTGAAAGGAGAGATATTATGGCAATCAATACGACTTCGACCATCGCAAAAGCGAGTACGGTGCAGCTCGGCAAGTGCGAGAAAACCAAAGAAAATATGAAGCAGCTGATGCGCGACGCGGGCTGCGAGACCTACAAGAACGTCAAAACGATGATTCCGCTCATTCCCGGAAGCGGAGATGACGTTGTGTATGTGGGGATGAACGGCGTGAGCTTTTACTTCCTGCGCGGTAAGACGGTCGATGTCCCCGAGCCGCTGCTTGAAATCATGACCAACTGCGGCGTGATTTAAGGGAGGTGCAGCCCATGACGCTCAGCCAGATTATCGCGCAAGCCCTGCGGCAGCTGGGGGAAGACCCGCAGGACGTGAGCGAGTACGAGGAAGCATTCAAGGTATACGCGAACATGGGCTATGACATCGCGGTTCGCGAATATCTCAAGCCCAGAAGGAAAATGTGTCTGGACATCGACGAGAACGGACGTGCGCCGGTTGTCGGGGTCATCGTAAACAGGGTCATCCGAATGACGGACGAGGACGGGCGGGACGTCGCCTTTGATTTGGCAGGGGACGGAAGAAGCCTTACCGTATGGCGGGACGACCTGAAGGGAAAGACGCTGCGGGCATTATGCGAGGTCAGCTTTCCGCCGATGGAGGACGGGGAGGACGAGCCGCTGCTTCCGGCATACGCGCACGCGGCACTGTCGGACTACATCTGTTACCGCCATCTATCCAGCGGCAACCTCGCCAAGCAGAGCCGCGCGCAGTTTTACCAGAACAGCTTCTATCAGGAGATGAACCGCATTCGTCCGCAGGGCATGGGAAGCGTGACGCGGATGCGCAACCTGTATGAAGCGACGGACGTGAGGTATCGCAGATGAGCATCAGCGACAGCGATTACGAAGGAAAATTCACCATCCCCACGCCCAAGGGCATCTATCAGGCGGCGGGCGACACGAACATCAACGCGGACTACGCCTACCGGGCGCAGAACATCCGGACGGAGCGCGGGCTTCTGGCATCGGCATACGGCACGAGCCGCGCCTTTCCGTCGCTGGGGGCGCAAATCAAGACGCTGACGCGGTTTTACAGGCGGTCAAGACCGGACGACGCGGACGTATACGTCGCGGCGGCAGAGGGCGCGATTTACACCTACACGCTGGGAACAGAGGGCTGGGTCAAGCGGTCGGAGGGATACAAGAGCGACGAATGGAGCAGCGTCACCTATGAAGCGGCGGACGGCGGGGAGACGGCGGACATTCTGATTCTTTCTAACGAAAAGGACGGGATGATTGCGGTATACGGCAACGACCTGCGGGTAGAGAAAAAGACGCTGACCATCGGAAACGCATACAGCGAAGTGAAGTTTGCCGTACTGGGGCGGCACGCAGAGCGCATATGGGGCACGGGCGCGGCGGGCTATCCGGACAGCGTATTCTACTCACGACCCTACGACCCGTTCAACTGGACGGACGTGCCGGAAACGCCCGAGCTGGGCGGCGGCGTCATCAACCAGCCGACATGGGACGGGGACGCATTCATATCGCTTGAGCCGTTCGGCGGGTATCTGCTGGCGGTCAAGGAGCGGACAATCTTCGAGATACGCGGGACAGACCCGAGCAGCTTCACAATTACGGAGGCATACGGCACAGACGGTCCGGTAGAGGAGCGCACAATCTGCACGGACAGGACGAGCATGCTGTACCTGTCGCAGAGCGGCATCGGCTTATACGACGGAAGCACGCTGCGGCTGCTCAGCCGGGACGCGCTGTATGAAACGATGCGGATGCGGATGGACGGGATGGACGGCGCGGCGCGGGCGTGCATATGCGACCACGTCTACTATCTGGCGATGTGCGTCAGGGAAAGCGAAAACGAGACGCTGACGGAGAACAACGCGGTCATCGAATACGACACGGAGCGCGGGACGTTCATGCTGAGGAAGGGCATCCGCGTCAAGGACTTTTTCGCAATAAACGGCAGGGTCTACTACACGCAGGCGGAAAGCCCGTACGAGGTCTTGCTCTACAACGCGAGGGAGAACGAGGGAAGCTATCTGGATATGCCGATGGAGTGCATATGGGAAACGCCGTGGCTGGACTTGGGCAAGGCGTACATGAAGCGGGACTACCTGCTGCGCTTTACGGCGGACGCGGACGAAAACGACCTGCCGCTTGAAATCACGATAAAGACCGAGAAGCGGGAAAAGACGCGGACGGTGCTTTTGCAAAGGGACAGGCGGGACTATCGGGTCAAGATTCAGATTGCGGGCGTTCGGATGAAGCTGAGGATTCGCAGTCACGCGAAACCCGCGGGATGGCGAATCTACGGCGGGGTTCAGGTGGAATACAGTTTGGACGAGGTGTAAGGATGGCATTCAAGCAGCCGAGAGTGCCGCAGGAGAGCGGCAGACTGGCGGAATACGTCAGGAATCTGGGGATGTTTCTGCGCGATTTCTGCATGGCGAGCTGGAACGCGGACAGGATGAAGGACGCGGAAATCGAGAAAATCAAAAAGCGGCTGGACGCGCTCGAAGGGAAGTGAAGACATGGCAAGAAGCAGCACGACGGAGACCTACCAAAGCTCGAACAGCACGAGCAAGGAACACAGCAAAACAGACAGCAGGCAGGACACGACCAGCCAAAGCACATCAAACAGCCGGCAGGACAGCACCAGTCAGAGCAGCTCGACCTCGCAGAGCACGAGCAAGAACGTTCTTGACAAGGAGCTGATGAACCAGATCCTTTCCGGACTGATGGGCACGATGACGGATGAGCAGATTACGCAGTTCGCGGAGAACCTGCTCAGACCGCAGCTCAACGCCGGACTGGAGGAAGCACAGCAGAACTACGAAACGACAAAACTGAGCAAGGAGCAGGAAATTGAAAACCTCGCTGCCAACCTGACGCGGAGCATTGACGAGCAGAACGCGGCATACCGCAGGAGCGCGGCGAACGTGGAGACGGCGGCATTGAACCGAGGCATGGGGCGGAGCAGCTACACCATGCAGACGCTCGCCAATCAGGGAGACGCGCTGGCAAAAGCCGTACAGCAGCTCACGGAGGACAGCGGGCGAAGAAGCCAGCAGATTCAAAACCAGATTACGCAGGCGGCACAGCAGAACAGCCGGACGCAGGGACGGCTGAACAGCGACTACGCCAGCCAGCTCGCGGCGAAGGTGCAGGAGCTGAAAGAGAACCAGCGCAAGGAATGGAACAGCAACTATCTGACGGCGATTTCCTCGGCGATGGGACAGCAGACGACGGGAAGCCAGCAGACGGCGGGCAGCCAGACGAGCATCGGAAGCCAGCAGACGACGGGAAGCCAACAGACGCTGGGCACGAGCGAAACGACGGGCGAAAGCAGCACGGAGAGCAGCGGATCGAGCGTATCGACGACGACGAGCAAGGGAAGCGGAAGCGCAAGCGCAAACAAAAAGACGAATGCGGCGACGACGACGGTGAACGTGCGCCAGGTGAACGGACGATACAGCCCGAGCAACACGAGCAAGATCAGGTAAAGGAGAAAGCAGATGACATGGCTTGACGACAAGCGCAAACGCGACGAGGAAGAGGCACAGCGCCAAAGAGCCGCGCAGGAAGCGGCAAGGGAGCAAAGGACGCAGGAGCAGCGGCTCAAAGCCGAAGAAAGAGCGCACAGAGCGGCGCAGGAGAGCCTGCGCCCTGCCAGCGAACAGAAGGTGAATACGGCGCCGCTTGTGGTCAACCTGGACACGCAGACCAACCAGAGCGCGGCGAGGATTGCAAGCCGAATCCCGGATGAGACGGAACGCGACGGCTTTTTGGCGGAATACATCGCCCATGTGAAAAAACAGAGCAGCCCGAACTATCAGAAATACGCGCCGACAATCGGCACGATGCGCGAACTGACGGACGCGGTTGTGACGGGCGGCGTATATGCCGACACGCGGAAGAAATACGAAAAGCAGCGGCTCAAGGAGATTGAGACGCAGAAGACCGGGAAGGCGGCGATGGCGGAGCTGGCCGAAATGCCCTTGATGGGCTTTGACGGGCAGAACATCAACGCCAATACGGCGGACGCGGCGACGGTGATTCGCGGCATCAACTCCATTGCGGACGACACGCTGCGCACGCGGGCGGCAAAGGCGTTTAAGACGCTGGCGCAGACCGAGGGTAGCCGATTCTACGGCGAAAACACGGACGGCGTTGGAACATTCCTCGAAAGCGCGAACCTGACCCATGACGAATACAGGAACGCGGCGGAGGACTACGCGAGCCGATTCTACGGCGACGGAAAACACGACGAGGAAGACGCTACTGCCTACCTTGAAGCGCGGCAGGAGATAGAGGAAAGCGCATACTCCGACTACGCAAAAAGCCAACTGACGGCGGCACTTGACAAGGCATATACGGGAATCACGGGCGGGGAAGCGCCTTCCTCCGGCACGGATGACGCACCCGCCGAGGTGACAGACGAGGAACGCACGACCGAGAAAGAACAGAAGAAAGAGAAGAAACCGGGATTTTGGAGCGGTCTGACCGGGAAAGTGCCTGAGCAGGACGAACAGACGGAAGAAAAGACCGCAAGTCACGCGCTGGAGAAGGCGCAGAGCCAGATCGTTTCCCAAACGTTGACGGCATCGACCGCGCCGGGTTTCCCGACGACGGCCAAGGGGAAGGACGATAAGAGCGGCAAAGCACCGGAGGTGCAAGGCCCCGTTCAGATGACCCCGGAGGAGCGGATCATTGCGCAGGGCGGGATGAGCTTTGCGCAATGGCTGGCGGCAACTCCTTCCGTCAGCTCCGCGAACGAAACGGGCGCGGGAATTCCCATGCACGAGGCGCAGACCGTCGGCGAGGCGGCGGGCGCACTGCTCAAGGGACAGTATGACCAGATCGAGGGCACGGGCAAGGATGAGCTGGATCGTATGCTGGCAGAGAGCGGGTACGCACGGCGGATGATCGGCACGCTGACGGAAGCGGATAGCAAGTTCATTCTCAGCGGAAGCGACAGAGCCGACAGGGTGCCATACGGGAACATCGCGTCGCAGGGGCAGACGATCAAGACGCTGTATGACGTGATGAGGAGCGATTCCTTCCCGGACGAGCTGCGGGGCGACGTGATGGCGCAGATGGTCGTATGGGCTGCGCAGGCCGAAGCGATGGAGCAAACGGGGACACTGGGCGGCGACGCGGATCTGCCGCTGATGGAACGCCTGCTCACCACGGACGAACACGCGATGGACGAGCTGGAAAGCATCTACGCGGCCAGAGACGAGCTGCTAGCCGACAAAGCCGACATGCGCAGGGCGCAGGAGGAGGCGAGTGCGCAGGCACTCAGCGACGCACGCACGGCGGCACTCAAAGGAACAGCCAGTGAGGAACAGCTCGCGCTGGTGCGCCAGAACGCGCAGGTGGGGCAGGCCGAGCTGAACGCGGACATGGGCTACGTCGGGCGGCTGGCGGCGGTGGACGACTATTTCAGACCGGGCGCGGGCAAGGGCGCGGTCAGTCCGTTTGATTCAAGCAGCGTAAAGCTGAACCTCGACGCGCAGGGCGTAATCGACACGGGCGACTATCAGGCACAGCTCAGGGAACAGATGGACGCGCTGCTCGAAGAAGACACGCAGACGGCTCTTGCGCTGGGACTGACGCTGGACGAATACTACGCCAAGACGGGCGGCGTGGACATGAACGCGCTTTGCGAGCGTGCTGCCAGCCGCATCAGCCAGCAGGGCGCGGCGATCACCGATGAGGAAATGGCGGCTCTGGACGCTTCCTTTGGTCAGGGCGTGGGCGCGGGCTACATGATCGGCGCGGGCATCCGCACGGGCGGCGAGCAGTGGTATCTGGATTTCAAGGACAGCCTGTACGCGGGCTACTCTCAAGGCATGGTGTCTCTCAACGCGGCGAGCATCCAGAACCGATACCAGAACGAATACGGTGCTTATGGTCGGACGCAGTACCGAAAGGACATCGAGAACGCGCTTAACAGCGGGACACTCGATGAGAATTACGCCGAGGCACTGAGAAAGGCACTGGTCAGCGCGGCAGACGTATACCAGCTTGGCATTGACCCGATGGATTTTGACGGGGTTTTCCTCAAAAACAGCGCGGAAATTCGCCGGGACATCGCGACGATGGAAGGATACATGCGAACGAACGCGACGGAGGATGAATTCAAGTGGTTCGGGCGCGTGAAGAGCATGACCTACAACACGGTTTCTGCCGGTGTGGCGGCGGGAACGACGATGTTGACGGGAAGTAGTCTGCTTGGCTTTAACATGGGGTACAGCGTCGTCGGGTTCAAGAACAACTTTGACGAGTATCTGCAAAAGGGGTACAGCATCGATTCCGCCCGATATCTGGGCGCGGTGAACACGGCGCTTGACTGCGCGGTGAACATCGGCACGTTCGAGGGCGTGTTGGGCAGGATGACGGGCATGAGCGCACTGACGGAAGCTGCGAGAAGCCAGATCATCCGTAACCCGGCGGGCGCAAGCCGAGGGCTGGCGGCGATTGGGGCGTTTAGCAAGGCGTTCGCCCAAAACGAATTTGACGAAGTGGTTCACGACGAATTCTTTGAAGGATTGGCGGCAAACTGGACGGACAACGCGCTGGGCGAAATCTTCCGCAAGGTGGACGCGGGCGAGGACATCACGTTCACGGACGGTCTAAACATGTCGCTGAACCTGCTGAATCCCAAAAATCTTGATGTGATGGGCGCGGCGGAGGGCGTTGTCAGCGGCGCGGTGGAGAACGCCATCGGCGCAGTGGTGTTCTCCCTGTCCGGCGCGGTGGGAAGCGGCGTGGGTACGCTGCGCGGCGTGAAGGCGGCGCAAGACCTGATGAACGGCAAGCGGACGGACGTAGAAAACGTCATCCTGGACGTGACAAAGACGCTGGGCGACGAGCAGGCCTGCGCACTGCTCAATGACTACGCACGGCAGCAGAAGGAAAGCAAAACCGTTGCCGAGGAAATCATCAGCGGGCGGGACGAGAGCGGAAGCGCGGCGCACGCGGCAAAAGCCAAGCAGCAAGCAGACGAGGCACGCACGCAGGCGGAAGCGGCGCAGACGGCGGCGGACAACAGCCGGGCGCAGTTCACAGAAGCGGGCGACGCGGTGATGCGCGGCGACCTGACGCAGCAGAAGGGAATGACCGAAGCACGCGTGCGCATGGGCGAAAGCCAGAAAACCGCGAACGAACAGGGCGATGTCGCCGCACGCAGAACGGACGAAATGCAGCAGGCGGCGGCTGAGCGGCTGACAGAGGCGAGACAGGCGGGCAGGAAGGCCGTCATCTCGGAGGACGCGGCGGCGCGGGAAGCCATGCTTGACGACCGGGAAGCGCGGATGCAGGCTATTGATAACGAGATCGCACAGCTCGACGCGCAGGAGCAGGCAGCGGAGGAAGAATTCTACGCGGCGGCGCAGAGCTATACGGAAGCGGAATCCATGGGAATGGACGCGGAAACGCTTGACCAGCTCGACGCACGGATGACCGAGATCGGCGAGCGGATGGCGGCACTTTCCGACCGCCGGGAAGCACTGAAAAACCCGGAGGCCTACGAGGCACGCCGAAAGGCGGAAGCTCAGGAGCAGCAGGCACAGGAAGAATATCAAAGGCAGCTCGAGAGGGAGCAGACACAGAGCGAGATGGACGAGATTGCCCCGGTGGTGATGGACATCCGCAACAAGCGCATCTGGCTGAACGAACAGCAGATTGCCGAGGTGCTGCACACGACGGGACTGCGGACAATCACTCAGGTGAATCGCCAATACGGCACACAGTTCCGCGTCAACCGCAAGAGCGCGGACGTTGACCTTGACAGCGGCTTTTTCCGCGAGCTGGCGGCGCAAATCCCCGGACGGATGGACGAGGAGAGCACGCACCCGGAGACGGAAATTCTGAATCTGCTGGACAGGAACGGCGTGCTGAAAGGCGAGCTGGGCGGGATGGAAGCCAGCATGGGCGCAGTTGGCGCGGAAGACTATCTGAAAGCGGACGTTTCGCGCGGCAACCTTGACCCGGTGACGCAGAAGCTCGCCAGCAACCTGAAACAGAAGACGGGGCTTGAGCTGATCGTCATGCCGCTGGCAGACAATGTTCGCGGATTCTACGACCGAGAAAACGGGCGGCTGATTCTTTCAAACCGAATCGGCGCGGGCGAGCAGATGCGACAGGTGGTCATGCACGAGCTGACGCACTACATCGAGAGTACGAAGAATTATGAAGCCTACGAAAAGGCGGCACTGGAAGCCGCCTATCGCGGCGATACAAAGGCGATGGACAGAGACGCGGCGGAAATCCGCAAGACCTATGAGGATGCGGGTCTCCCCTGCGACGTGAACAAGGAACTGACCGCTGCGGCGACGGAAAAGCTGATGACCTCCCTTGGCGCATGGGGCAGGACGGGCAGCGAGACGCTTGTGTATGACTTGCTTGGCGCGAAGCAGTCCTTCCCAATTCGCGTCTACAACAAGCTGACGCAGTTTTTAGCCCGACGCAAAGCCCAAAGAGCAGGCGGCGCGGAGGCAGACCACTATGCGGCACTGGTCAGGGCGCGGGATGCGCTCAGGCAGGCCATTCTTGAAGCCGGGACATGGAAAAAGGGCATGGGCGGAGAGGATGCGACCATCGAGCTATTCGGAAAGACCGCGCCCGTAGAGCGGGAGGTCACGCGAGGACAACAGACGGAGATGGAATATGCCGTCGCCCCGCGACAATTCGGCAACCAGACGGCTCAGGACCTCGACACGCTGACAGACCGGACAAAGGATTTCCTGCGCGGAAGCCAGTACGAAACCGTGACCAACCGGGAGCAGGTGCAGCGGGCAAACGACGATATCAACGCACGCGGCATTGACGCGGTGGTGAACGACCTGCTGTCGCGGGACAGATGGACGGCAGACGACCACGCGGCGGCGGCTGTGGCGTTCATCCGTGCGGAAAACGAGGGACTGAATACAACGGCGTGGGCGATTGCCTCTGCCTATGACGAGCAGGGCACTAATGCCGGTCAGGCATTGCAGGCAAGACAGGTCATTAAAAAGCTGACTGCTGCGGGCGCACTGGTAGAGGCGACGAAGAAAGCCGACCACGCCAACGCGAAAAAGGGACTGGTGGAAGGCGATATCCCCGTCGGCAACCAAGCACCTGTGAAGGGATGGCGCGACAGACAGCAGAGAAGCAAGGAAGGCACTGAGACGAAACAGAACGTCAGCCCGACGGGCGAGTTCGACCCGGACAACCCGTTCAACAAAGGCAGGACTTCCGTTTTGCCGCAGGATGCGGTGTCAGGCGCGGGCGGCTCGGCGGGCGACGCGGTGCAGGGCAGTTTCGTTGAAAAAACGCTGCCGCCGGTACTCGAAAAGGTCTACACTGCGGCGGAGCTGATTCAGCGTCAGATCGACAAGCTGCCTTCCGACGTGAGCTATGACAACCCGTGGAACGTGCCGCTTGAAGGCTGGAAGATGGAACTCATCGACCAATACAGACTAGGCGGAATAAAGCTGGTCGGCGACACATACAGCCACGCGACCGTGAAAGAACGCATGCTGTCGGCTATTCTGGCAACGGACAACAACGTGCGCGGCGACGGGCTTTTGACACTCTGCCAGCAGCTCGAAGCGATGAAACAGGGGCTTGCGGTGGTGACGGAAGCCGACCTGAACTACATCGCGGGGCAGATGAGCACATTCCTCTATGCCGAGGGCGCAGACCTTGAGGGAATGCCGGTGACGACAGAGGGCAAAACGGCGTTGCAGCGCGTCTATAACGCGCAGGCCAACATCGTACAAAACAGCGTGATGGAAAAGGTCAATGCCTTTGGATATACCAACATGCTATCCGGCACGAAGACGTGGAGCAAGAACATTTTCAGCAACGTTCTTATTCGTCCGCTTGAGCTGGCGAGCGAGAAGATCGGCGGCGCGATTGAAGGGGCGTTTATCACCAAGCGAACGGGCAACCGAACGACGGACGCGCCGAACCGTGCGGAGCGGGCGGCAGGACGGGATGCGTTTGTCGGCGAGATCGGACAGACGATGGTGGATTATTTCGTGACGCATGCGGACACCGGACACGGAAGCGGCTTTGACCTGAACCACAACAACCGCACCTTCAACAACAAATTTCTGCAAACCTACAAGAACATCGTGGATTTTGCCATGCAGGTAGGCGACCGTCCGTTCTGGGAGCAATGCTACGCGGAGGAGCTTGCCGTCATCAAGCGTCTGGGGACGAAGATCCCCGATACGCAGCGCGTAGACGGACGCGAGGTCAAAGTCCTGCGCGACATGACGTTTGAGGAAATGAAGACGGAAGCGGCGGTTCGTGCGACGGAGCGCGTTTTTCAGGAGGACAACCGCATCGTCAGTGCCATCAACAAGGCGCGGCGAGAAAGCCCGATGATCGATTTCGCGATTACGAGCATGATGCCCTTCCTCAAAACGCCGACAAACGTCGCAAGCCGCATGATGCAGTACAGCCCCATCGGACTGGCGCGGGCAATCATCCAATACGGTCTATGGGACGGCAAGCGCAACGGCGGCACGAACTTTGACCAGCGCAAGTTCGTCATGAACCTCGGACGCGGACTGACGGGTACTGGCGCGGCAATCGCCGGCGCACTGCTCGCCAGCCTCGGCGCGATTCAGCCCGGACGCGAGGACGAGGAAGACAAAAAGCTGGGCGTAATCCGCAAGGCGCAGGGCAGGAGTTACAGCACATATTTCAAGCTGGGCGACTGGGAAATCCCGCTTGACTTTGCGCAGCCGGCGAGTGGTCCTCTGTACATCGGCGCGAAAACCGCATGGGCGCTTGAAGAGATGGGCGACGACGTGAACGTTCCGGCACTGATCGGAACGTTGCTCTACGGTTCGACGCTCGAAACGGGCAACCAGTTGTTTGACAACTCGTTCCTTTCCGGGTTCAGCGCGTTGTTCAGCGGCTACAACGACGTGGAAGGCATTATGAGCAACATCGCGGAGAACATTGCGGAGAATCAGGCGAGCCGCCTGACCCCTTCGGCGGTGCGTGCGCTCGCCAAAGCGACAGACCCCTATGTGCGGGACGTGTACAGCCAAAATGCGGTGAAGCAATTCCTTAACCGTCAAATTGTTCAGAACTGGCCGCTTCTGCGACAGACGCTGCCGGTCAAGACGGACATCACGGGCGACGCAACGCTGCAAAACGGATATTACAACTGGGGACAGGAAAACCAAAACGCGGCGCTGCATTTCCTTAACGCTTTTGTGACCCCGTGGACGACGCTGGGCGAAAAGAATGACGCGGCACTTGACGCGCTGATCGACCTGAGCTATCGGACAGGGGAAACGAGCTTCCTGCCGGGCGAGATGGTCAGCGGAAGCAAGTACGAGGTGAGCATCACCAAGACACTGGCCAAGGAACTCAGGGTTAACAAGGTTGGGTTTGGTCAGTACGAGGGATTCAAGATTCGCCTGACGGACGAAGAAAAGCGCTGGGCGAACAGCACCTACGCGGACACGCTGTTCAACGGAAACGGCCGAGACGTGATCGGTCTGCGCACGATGATGAACGGGAGCAGATGGGAACGAATGAGCGACGAAGAGAGGATAGAAGCGGTTCGGAGCATGCAGAAAACGGCTAAAAATCAGGTATTGACCGAGCTGGTCAGGCGAAAGAAGGAGGAACGCGGATGATTCACGCGAGTTTTGACGACAGAAGCCACAAGAGCGCGGCGATTGCGGGCATTTACCAATACGACACGGGACAGCGGCTAAAGATGCACGGGCTGCCGTCGCCGCGGGAGCTGGCGGAGAGGGACGACTTTCTATCCGGCGACGCGGTGACGGTGCAGGCGCAGTACGGGTTTGTCGGGGACAGCCAGACGGAAACGCGGATGGCGAGCTACGACGAGGGAAGCGGATGCTGGACGGCGGACATTCCGGACATATACCTGACCCGAAGCAGCACGGTGAAGGTGTTCGTATACGTCGGCTACGGCGCGGCGGAGGGCGCGGGACGGTCAAAGACCTGCTACGAGGGGAGCTTCACGCCCGTCAGCCGCCCCGCGCCGGGGACGCAGGTCACGCCGGAGCAGACGAACGCATGGGACGCGCTGGTTGCGGAAGTGAACCTGACGCTGGCGAAGATGAACACGGCGGTATCGGGCGCGAACGCGGCGGCGGAAACCGCAGGCACGGCGGCGAAAGCAGCGGACAAGGCGGCGGGCAGCGCGGAGAGCGCGGCGAAAACCGCAGGCGACGCGGCGGGGAGCGCAAACAGCGCGGCGGAAGCGGCAAATCAGGCGGCAAAAGCGGCGAACACAGCGGCGGCAGGTGCGAACACACAGGCGGAACACCTGCAAAGCATGGTCGTACAGGCGGCGACGCGGGAATACGGCAGCGGAAGCACGGCGAGCCTGACGGACGACGGAGAGAAGAAAGTCCTTTCGCTGGGGCTTGAGCGGGGCATGCCGGGCAGGGACGGCGCAAAGGGCGAGAGAGGCGAAAAGGGCGACAAGGGCGACACGGGGACGGCGGGCGTGACCTTTCAGCTTGTCGGCACGGTGCTGACCATCACGACGGTATGAGGGTAAAGGCATGGCAAAGAAAATTCCTGCATTCAGCTACACGGGCGCATACCGGACGCAGAGCGACGGGAGATACTGGTACATTCTGCTGCTGACAAGCGGCACGCTGACCTTTCAGTACGCCAAGAGCGGCGTGGACGTGGGCTGCGTGGGCGGCGGCGGGTCGAGCGCGTGCCACCTGCAAACGGCGAACACGGCGGGCGGAAGCGGCGGAGGCGGCGGGTACATCGCAACCGGCACGGCGGCAATCGCGGCGGGGCAGGGCTACGCGGTGAGCATCGGAAATGGCGGGGCTGTTCCGGCGGTATGGCTGGCGGGCAGCAACGGAGGGGCGACGTCTGCCTTCGGCATTACCGCACAGGGCGGCAAGGGCGCGGGCGCGCTGGGCTGGAAGGACAGCGGCACGCCGGGCACGGGCACTGGCGCAGGCGGAACAGGCGGCAGAGACACGCACATCGCGGGCACGCAGGGCGAAAACGGGCAAGACCTCTTCGGGCTGGGGCGATACGGCGCGGGAGGCGGCGGCGGAGGCGGCGGCTGGGCTACGGCAGGCGGAAGCGGCGGCGCAGACGGAGGCGGCGCGGGCGGCAAAGGCGGCGCGCCGGGCACGAACGGCGCAGACGGCACGGCGGGAGCGGCGAACACGGGCGGCGGCGCAGGCGGTCCGGGCGGCGGATATGTGGACGAGGACAGCCGCTACAACAGCAAGGGCGGTCAGGCGGCGGCAGGCGGAAGCGGCGTCGTCATTCTGCGGGGAACGCAGGACGATTTGATTCCGGTGGTTTTTAACGGAACACAGCTGAGTGAGCTGTACTTTAACGGCGTAAAGGTGACGAGCCTCATTTACAACGGGGCAAGGCTGTTTATACGGGAGGTGAAACGATGTTTTGCGCATCAAGCGGTCAAATTGTGCTGACGGCGGGGGACACGGGCGTGATCGGGTTCGAGGCGGCGGAGGGCGGCTACATCCCGACGGAGAACGACCGCGCAATCTTTACCGTTCGGGACAAGGTCGGCGGGCGCAGGCTGATTGAAAAGACGGTTCAGCCGGACGCGCAGGGCGTGACGCGCGTTCCCTTCATGGTGGAGGACACGGCAAAGCTCAAGCCGCGCGGCTATGTTTGGGACATCCGCTTCGCGCTGGAGGCGAAAGAGGACGGGAGCGGGAACGTGACGGAGTACAGGGAAATGATTACGCCGATGGAGCCGGGCGTTCTATGGGTGCTTCCGGCGATAGGAGAGAGCAGATGAGCGAAAAAATCAAATTGCAGATTCGGAATTTTCGCGGCGAGAAGGGCGAAAAGGGGGACAAGGGCGACGCATTCACCTATGCGGACTTTACGCCTGAACAGCTGGAGGGACTGACGCGCGGCATTGCGCAGGAAGCGGCTGGAAAAGCCGAGCAGGCTGCCATGGAAAGCGTCAGGCAGGCGACGGACGCGGCGGCACAGGCGGCGGTGAGCGCATCCGGCGCGGAGAGCGCAAAGACGGCTGCGGAAAAAGCCCAGACCGCGGCAGAGAGCAGCGCGGGCGGCGCGGCGGGAGAAGCGCAGAAGGCGCAGACGAGTGCGGCACAGGCGGCAAGCAGCGCGGCATATGCGGGAGAAGCAGGCACAGCGGCGGGAGAAGCGCAGAAGGCGGCAGAAAGCGCGAAAAGCGCGGCGGCGGTTTCTGCATCGCTGGCGCAGGAGAGCGCGGCACAGGCGGCAGGGAGCGCGGAGAGCGCAGACAGCGCAAAGACGGCGGCGTCGCAGAGCGAGCAGAGAACGGCGGCGTCGGAAGCGAACGTCGCGCAGGCAGAGGAGCGCATCAGCAAGATGGTTTCCGGCGCGGTGGAAGCAGTCACGGCGCAAGAAACGAAATCTGTTCAGGCGGTCGCAACGCAGGGGGAAGCGTCTGTTGCGGCGGTGACGGCAGAGGGCGAACGGGTGCTGGGGACGATTCCGCAGGATTATACGGCGGCGGTCGGAGAAATCGACGTGCTCAAAAAAAGCAAAGCGGAGATTGACGACACCGCCATAGACGGCGATACATGGAGCAGCAAGCATATTGTGGACATGCTCTGCCCCAAGGTCGAGAAAAGCGGAACACTTGTACAGATGGACGGGATGCTCGGGGGATATCCGCTGGGCGTCAAAGTCAGTTGGACGCCGGCGCAGGAGGGGAGCGGCGAGCCGTCGCCGGAGAATATCCGCCCGATAAAGGGCAGGAATAGCGTAAGGGTCGAGCGGCGGGAAAACGATTTAGCTTACACGCTCACCCTCCCCTCTACCGTCTATGGCGGCGAAGTGGACGCGGTGAGGGGAGAGGGACAGAGAGAGTGGCGGTGTATAACATTAACAGGGCAAGAACCATGTCATGTTTACACAACGTTATTCTACATTGACCTCAATAAACTGGATTCTTTTGCCGCAGAGCCTGCGATCGATTCTACAAGCGGAAAAAGCAGTCATTACCCATATCAATTATACGGTGCAAATGGATATATAGGAATAACACTTGATGGCGGTGCTGTGGTTTATAGTCCAGGGGGAAAATATCCAAGTACGAATGACGGACTGAGGGAATGGATGGATTATCTCGCCGCCCAGTACGCCGCAGGAACGCCTGTGCAAATCTGTTACAAACAGGCTAACCCGGTTCCCTTCACCGCCACTGGCGGCGCATCCATCAAGGCACTCTCCGGCACAAACACCGTCCTGACCGACGCGGACAGCGTAACGGTGACGGGCAGAGCTGATCCCATTCAGACAGTATCCAAGTTGAGTGAACGCATCGCTGCATTGGAAGCAGCGGCGACGAACATCACCGAATAACAGGAGGAAAGACACATGATTGAAAACGAAAAGACGTACAGTGCCAAGTATCAGGTACTCTACAACCGCCTAACCAACGGAACGCCGTTTACAACTGACACGGCGCAGGCACGAATCACCGCGCTGGCGGATGCGCTGGAAATCACGCAGGAGGAAGCGGACGAGCTGTTCGCGCTCGCCAAGGAGCATGGCACGAGCGGCGCGACGCTGGAGGAGCGCGTGGCGGCGTTGGAAGAACGCGCGCTTGAGCATGAGGAAGCACTGGTCGAGCTGGCGGGCATGATGACGGGAAGCGGGGTGGAGTAAATGGCAAAGGTTTATGCGCGGATGATCAAAAACGGAAAGATGACGCTTGAAAACGTGCCGGAGAAGTGGCGCGGACAGGTCGGGAAGCTGCTTGGAGAGGATGAATGATGGGCATTGTAATCGCGGCGTTCTGCCTGCTGGCGTGCATCGGCATCGCGAGATTCATTCACGCGGGAGGGGCTTGGGATGATTAAAAATGAGAAGCAAATCTGAGTACGCGATGCAGAAGGTGCTAGCCAGAGAATGGGCAATTCAATATATTAAATCTATGCAAAGCGTTGATTTTTTAACGGAAGAGAACATCAAAAAATACGCGCGTGCCAGAAGAAGGGCATTGAAGCAATTCCACCGCCTGAGAGGGCATATGAGGGGGTGAGAAAATGATTAAGACGGCGGAAGCACTCCACACGGCGCGGGGACTGCTTGGCACAAGCTATGATGAGCTGGACTGCATCAACCTCATTAAGAAGGTCATCCGCGTCAGCGCGGGCGGGGAGAAAAGCTACACGACGGCAGGCACGAACGCGCTCTGGGAGAGCGACAAAAACAGCGCGAAATACCGCGATTTGACATGGAAGCAGGAAGGCATTTCCGGCGCGAAGGCGGGGATGCTGGCGTTCATGGGCGTGGGAACGGGCGATGTGAATCACGTCGGGCTGGTGACGGAGAAGGGGACGGTCGTCCACTCAAGCAAGAGCAGGGGCGGGACGGTCGAAACCGAGCTGACGGAAAAGAACGGCTGGAACGGGTTGGGAAAGCACAGGATGATTGAGGTGAATGGAATGGAAAAGGAATTCGGCAACGCGACGGTATCGGTCACGAGCGGCTGCCTGAACATCCGCGAGGGCGCGGGCACGGCGGCGAAAATCATCGCCAAAGCCGAGAACGGGACGCGGGTGAACGTGATCCGCGAGGCGGGCGGCACGGGCTGGGTGTTCGGAAAGTTGGAAAACGGCGTGGCGGGGTACATGTCAGGGGCGTATCTGGTGGAGGACGAGAACACACCGGATGCCGATGCGGGGAACGCTGCGGACGCGGGCGGCGCGGAAACGACGACGCTCAGAAGGAGCGACGGCGTGTATGTTACGCTGGCGGGGAAATGGGAAATCGCGGAAGATTGAAAGGAGCGAACTATAATGAAAGCTATGTTGTCTCAGCCTATGAAAGGTAAAACAAACGAAGAAATTATCGCCACCCGTGAACGCTCTATTGCCGTACTCAAAGAGCGCGGATATGAAATCATCAATACCCTGTTCACCGACGAATGGTATTCGCAGGAAGCCATGAAGAAACGCGGTGTTGAAAACATTCCCTTGTGTTTCCTCGCGAAGTCGCTTGAAAACATGTCTTTGTGTCATGCTGCTTACTTCTGCAAAGGCTGGGAGAATGCACGCGGATGCAAAATTGAACACGAGGTTGCCAAGGCTTACGGAATGACGATTATTTACGAAGATTGAAAGGAGGATGACCATGAACAACTGGTCGGGAATCTGGAACAAAATACTCAAGATGGCGGCACTTGCGGGCGGAGCAATCGCGGGTGCAATGGGAGGCTGGGACACGTTGCTGATCGTACTGTGCTACATGATGGGCATTGACTACGTGACAGGGTGCATTTGCGGGATGATCGGCAAAAGCCCGAAGACGGACGGCGGGAAGCTGGACAGCAAGACGGGCTGGCACGGCTTGCTCAAGAAGGCGGTCATGCTGGTGGTGGTCTTTATGGCGGCACAGCTTGACCGCGTGATGCCGGAAGGGACGCGGGTTTTCCGCGACGCGATGGCGATGTTCTACATCGCGAACGAGGGACTGAGCATCACCGAGAATCTGGCAATCATCGGCGTGCCGTTCCCTGCGTTTGTCAAAAAGGCACTTGAACAAATTAAGCAGCAGAACGACGAGGGCACGGAGGGAGACTGATGTGCGGCAAAATCACGTTTGCAAAATATACTAAAGATGAACGTGATGAGCTGATACAGGCGTGCGGGCTGACGGACAGGCAGAGAGAGGTGTTTGTCACCCGAGCGCAGACGGACAACCTGATTGCAACGGCGCAACGGCTGCACATTTCGCCGGAAACCGTCAAGCGCGAATCGCGAAAGGTACAGGACAAAATCAACCGCGTCAGAACCAGGCAGAGGCGGCAGACGGACGGGCAATCGCTTGGAAGAAAAACGAGCGATTGAGCAAGACCCGGAGGGGAAACCTTCCGGGCTTTTTTTATACCCTGAATTGACCCGGATGTGACCCGCGATGACGCGCTCAAAATGGCAGAATGGAAGCAAGAGGTGACGACGATGTACAAGCCTTACAACCCTAATCCCGAACTGACCCGCGTCGGGGACTGCGCGATACGCGCAGTATGCCGGGCAACGGGGCAGAGTTGGAAAATGGCGTTCGTCGGGATCGCGGCGCAGGGTTTTGTATGGCACGACATGCCGTCATCGAATCGGGTCTGGGGCGCGTACCTCAGAGAGAACGGCTTTACCCGCCACAGTCTGCCGGACGATTGTCCGGACTGCTATACGCTTGCCGACTTCTGCCGAGATCATCCGACTGGATGCTATGTTGTGGCGATGAACGGGCATGTGGTCTGCGTGCAGGACGGAGATTGGTTTGACACGTGGGACAGCGGCGGAGAGATGCCCATTTACTACTGGAAAAAGGAGTGAATGCCATGCCTTTTTACAATGGCTACCCGGGCGGATACTACACGCCGCCGATGAACCCGCCGATGCCGGACCAGCTGGCACAGCTCAGGCAGGGCTATCCAATGCAACCAACAGTTGCATCCATGCAACAGCCGGTTGCATCACAGCCGCCGCAGACCGCGCCCATCATCTGGGTTCAGGGCGAAGAGGGCGCTAAAGCGTACATGGTCGCGGCAGGGAACAGCGTCCTGCTGATGGACAGCGAAAACAGCACGTTCTACCTCAAGAGCAGCGACCAGAGCGGAATGCCGCTGCCGCTGCGGATATTCGACTATTCAGAACGGACACAGATGGCAAAAGCGCCCGTACAGGCGGCTCAGACGCCGAACGTGGAATACGTCACCCGCGCGGAATTTGACGCGCTGGCGGCAAAGTTGAACGCGCTCACGCAGGGAGGAAAAGAAGATGGGCAATCCGCTGTTTAACATGTTGGGCGGCAATATGCAGAATATGCACAATGCCCCGGAATTTGGTCAGATGATGCAGCAATTCAATCAGTTCAAAGCCAGCTTTCAGGGCGACCCGAAACAGGAAGTCCAAAAGCTCCTGCAATCCGGCAGGATGAGCCAGCAGCAGCTTGACCAGCTGCAAAGCATGGCAAGGCAGTTTCAGCAACTCATGGGTTAAAATCGTGCGCACGATTTAACAAAAAGAAAGGAGATCACTATGATGGAAAACGGTATCCCGATGACCATGCCGGTTGAACCTTCCGGCAATAATCGCAATTCGTCCGGCTGGGGCGGAGACGGCGCGTGGTGGATCATCATCCTGTTCCTGTTCGTATTCTGCGGCTGGGGCGGCGCTGGCTGGGGCGGCAACCGCGGCGGAAGCACCGGCGCGGGCGTCATGGACGGCTATGTGCTGACGAGCGACTTTGCCAACATCGAGCGCAAGCTTGACAGCGTAAACAGCGGACTTTGCGACGGCTTCTACGCGCAGGCGCAGCTCATCAACGGCGTACAGCAGAGCATGAGCAACGGCTTCATGAGCGCAGAAATCAGCAGGGCGAACCAGCAGATGGCGTTCATGCAGCAGCTTAACGCGATGCAGGCACAGCAGGCGAATTGCTGCTGCGAGACGCGCGAAGCGATCCAGGGCGTCAACTACAATCTTGCACAGCAGGGCTGCGAGACGCGCAACACCATCCAGACCACGACGCGCGACATCATCGACAACCAGAACGCGAATGCGCGCGCGGTTCTCGATGCGCTGACGGCACAGAGGATCGAAGCGAAGGACGCGAAGATCGCCGAGCAGAACCAGCAGCTCTTCGCAGCTCAGCTGGCGGCGTCTCAGGCTGCGCAGAACAATGTTCTCAAGGCGTATGTGGGTGAGCAGTTCGCCTACTACAACCCTCGTCCGGTTCCGTCCTTCCCGGTTCCGGCTCCGTACCAGTTCGGCAACTGCGGCGGATGCAACGGCTAAGCAAATAAAAGCAACTGTTCGGCATGACCGAACTGGTCGGGCGACCGATGATGCGACAAAGCGGCGGGGCTTTGCGCCCTGCCGCGTTTTTTAAGGAGATGAAATCATGGCTGAATATGGCAACAGCAACATCGTAACTGTGGCGGCGGGGCAGGTCGTGCCGCTTACGGGCAGGATCGAGAGCGGAAAAACCTGTATCCAGCATCGGGACGGGGCGGGAACGATCACGCTGCGGGGACTGACGAACCAGTGCAAGGCACGGTATCTGGTGATGTACAATGCGAACATCGCCATACCGGCTGGCGGAACGGTCGGCGCAATCTCCATGGCGCTGACCATCGCGGGAGAACCGTTGAACAGCGCGACCGCCATTGTAACCCCGGCGGCGACGGATAACTACTTTAACGTTAGCGGCGCGGCTTACATTGACGTGCCGCGCGGATGCTGCGTCAACGTTGCGCTGGAGAACACCAGCACGCAGGCGGTCAGCGTGGCGAACACCAACGTCATCGTGACGCGCGAGGCGTGAGAAAGGGGCATAATATGGAAATGAGAACGCTGAATCAGCTTTGCGAAATGTGCTGCGACGAGATCAGCGAGATTGTCGAAAAGGGAAATCTGACCTCGACGACGCTTGATCAGGCGTACAAGCTTGTCGATATCGTCAAGGACGTCAAGAAAATCAAGATGCTTGAGCAGGGCGAACGTTACAGCCGCGCCTACGACGGCAACGATTACGGCGGCTACGACCGCGGATACAGCTACGGTGCTTACGACGGGACGGAGAGCAGCCGGGAAATCAGCCGACGCGGAGAACCCTATTACAGCAGGGGCGGCGGCAAAGAGCAGATGATGGAGCAGATCGACAACATGATGCGCGGCGCGAACGAAAGACAGAAAGACGTTCTGCGCCGGATGCGCGAAGAGCTGAAGAATACGTGATGCGCTCGTCATAATCCGCGGCATAATCGGTGTAAAAACCTGCTTACACAGTGTTAAATCCCGCTTACATCGCGTAAGCGGGATTTAACATTTTTCCCTTGTGAAATAAGGAAAAAATAAAGGAATCTAGCTATTGCTAGATTCCTTGTTTGGTGCCGGTGGCGGGGGTCGAACCCGCACGGAAACGCCCTAAAAGCTCTTATTTTACTAGACTTTTTATTTCGCCGTGTCATAATTCGCGGCATAATTATTTGTACTGGCATATTTTGCCGCCGAGCAGCGCGGCGTTGTGAGACGCAATCGCGTCGGCTACGGCATCGCGCTTTTTGTTCATCGTGTGCTGATAGACACGATTGAGCATATCGAGCGTCGCGTGTCCCATGCGCTCCTGAGCGTACTTTGGCGGGACGTTCAGGGCAGCCATGACGGATGCGGCATAGTGGCGCAGATCGTGAAAGCGACCGGGGAGATTGAGCTTTTCACAGAGACGCATGTAAGAATCTGTGATGCTGGCGGGCGTCATGCCAGTGATGGTCTGCGGCGGCTGGTGACCGAAATTGCGGACAGCGGAGACGACGAGCGCATCCAGACCACGCAGGACGCGGTTACCGCTGCGGGATTTGGGGGGCTTGAGCTGGTAGTCGCCGCATTCATCCATGGCGAGGGATTTGTTGATGGTGACCGTTCCTGCCTCGAAATCGAAGTCATCCATCGTCAGGGCGGCGATCTCGCCGCGGCGCAGACCCAGCGTTGCGGCAAGGACGACCGCGACGTAAAGGTTGGTGTTGTGTGCGCGGAGATAAAACAGCGCACGCTGCACGTCTTCATCCTGCGGGATGGTCATCTCTTTGCGGTCGGGTTCGGGCAGGATCAACCCTTGCGTCGGCGGCTCGATTCCGGCGTGCTTCACGGACGCGGCGAGAAAGCCGAGCTTATTGCGGACGGTTTTCGGGGTTGCGCCGGATCGCGTCCAGTCATTGACCACAGATTGCAGTTCAGCGCGTGAGATTTTGGCGATGGGCTTTGATTCGAGAGCTTCAAAGCCGTTGCGCCGCATGGCAGCATAGCCGCGGATGGTGGACGGAGAGCGACCGGCGGAGCGGCAGGTATCGAGGTATTTATCCATCGCCTGAGCCAGCGTCACACGCCCCGCCAGATTCGCGGAGAGGGCGTTCTCGCGGTTTTCGTCGAAGTCGGCAATCATTCGCCTGACCTCGGCCTTCGTCGCGGCAGAAAGGGAGATATAACGATATCCGCCGGACGGGAGACGCTCGCCGGTGGAGACGCGGGCGCGGTATCCGGTCACGGTTTTTTCAATTTTCGGCATAAAAAGACCTCCTTTTTGACGATTTGCAAAAAGAAGGAGGATGTGCTATAATAAAAACGTTCCTTCCATTTGCAGCTTTTTGTCCTTTCTGGCTGTGGTTGGTGCTTTGCCCTGTCCGCTATCCCGCGCGGACGGGGCTTTTTTATGAGTTCTTTTCGGAGCGGTCAACATAGAAACGCAAAAGCGTTATCAGGCAATACGCGCACACATAAGCCAGTACAGAAAAATCGACAACAGAGAATGTAGGCGAAACTTTGCCCAAAACAGCTGCCAATGAATAAATCAGAAGGAAACCGGCGGGCAGGAGCATAGGCATAAGGCGCTGCAAGGGAGTGATTCGTTGACCATAGAACGCCCAGCGAACGATAAAGAACGCCACGGCCAGAAAGATAAAGGCAGCGTATTGTTCAGGCATTATATTTTTCAGAATAACAGGAATGAGACACGAGAAAATAAGAATAAAGTCCAACATCATCATAGCCTCTTTCTTTTTCATTTGTTTTTGTCGAAAGACATATTTCGTATACAGATATCAAAACAAAAGTGTGAACCTTTGTCGAAAGAAGCATAGCCGCCCGAAAGGGGGATATACTAGGACAAAGGAGGGGATGGACATGAAAGAGAGCCGCCCGAAGAACGTCACCTTACACAGAGCGCGGAGAGCCGCGCCGACCACCACCCCAATAGAGTTTGAGCGGGAGAGAAAGGAAATCATCGCGATTGCAGAGATGCTGACCGACGGTGAAGACCTTTACTACCTACTCGGAACGGCGAGGGCACTGCTTAAATTAGAAATGAAGCGTACCCCACCTGTCACTTGATTTCCTTCTTTAAAAAGGAAATCATTTCGTCCAGCAGTTCATCAGGCATCGCAGAAAGGATGCGGATGAGCTGCTTTTTGTTTTCGCTCGCGCCACGCATGATATTCGCCAAGCGTTCTGCGTCATCTTCGGATTGCTTGCGCTTCATGGCACCTTCGCCGGTGCGAAGCCAGTGTTCATCAATTTGAAACTCAAGGCAAATATCCGAAATAGTTCTGTCGCTTGGCATTTTTGCGCCGGAACACAACTCGGAAACAAATGGTTGAGATAGTTTCAGCCTTTTAGCAAAATCGACTTTTTTCAGATGGTACTCATTGAGTATCATCATAATTCGCTCGTTCATTCAATACCTCCCTTCCGATTTGATTATACGACCAGACATCATAAAAGTCAATAAAAAAGTTCGCTGGGCGAATAAAAAGGTATTGCATTTATAGCGTGGCTATGGTATTATATAGCTAAGCTAAGGTTGACACCAGAAAGGAGGCTCTACGGATGAGACAAAAGAGACGTCCACCATTCAACAGTACGCGCTACTACATCGAAGAAGTGGTTCGCTATCGCTCCGGCTATGAAGCTGGTGAGAGAAGTGTAGATAGCTATTTTCCACTCATGAGCGAAATGCAGCTTGCGATCCTTATCAGCGTTCGCACAATCCGCTTTACGCTCTGCCTGCTGCTTGGCTTCTTCCTCTATTTCACGCTGGCGGCGATCTTGTTCTAAATGCAGGGCTTGCCGACCGGGAGAATCCAAAGCGAAGAACAGATCTGAAGCATTGTAATCCGGCAGATATGAAAAATTTGGGTCAGGCGGCACAATCTTCACAAAGCCCGCCTTTTTCAAAAATAGTAGTTCAGCATAAGCACTGACATCGAGAGAGGCACTAATCCGGATACGCTGGGTTTCCAGATCTGACAAGAGGTTCAACTGGTACTGAGTTAAATTCATAATATCACCCCCTTTCCTGTCCAGTATAGCACAGATTCGGACGGAGCGGGGAGAAAGGAAGGAAACGCACATGAAAAAGAAGGACAAGGCGACCAAGCTGGAGCTTGCGGCGAATCTGGTCAAGGCGTTGCCGGAGAGCAGCGAGCAGACCGCGCTGGCAGTTGCGGCGGCAATGCTGGCGGGCTACAACATGGGCAAGATGGCGGCGCAGGGGGCGTAAAAAAACCGCCGCCCGGTCGGGCGACGGAAGCGAAAAGGAATGTACACCCTGATTATAAGGGAACAAGGAGGGAATTGTCAATGCCGAAAGTCAGAGCGTTGACGGAGGCGGAGCGGCGCAGGCAAGCCAACAAGGCGCGGGACGACGCGCTGATGAGCCTCATCACCGAAGAGCGGGCACGCAAGCAAATCACGCTGACGGAAATTGCGGCGAGGCTCGGCATGAGCCGAGTCTGCCTGTACAGCAGATTCAAATCGCCGAGCGATTTTACGCTGAAGGAGTATCGCGACATCTGCGCGATGCTGGGAATGGAGGTGAGGGTATGATTTGGGAGGCACTGGCGGTCTTAGACCTCGTCGTGTTGGCGGCGACGCTGGTCTATCTGGTCGTTCGCATCGAGCAGGAGGTGCAACGTGAGCGGCAGAACGACAAAGCCCAATAAGCGACCGGGGTATCCGGTCTGCATCTGCAAGAGCAACGGACAGATTGAGCTGTACGACCCGAGCGCGTGGCGCAGGGCGGAGTGGCAAAGGATTCGGAGAATCGAGAAGGAGGAAAAATCGCGTGTCGCAGAAAGTCGGAACGAAAAGATTTGTGATTGACGGGAATGCAATGACGCTGACGGGTGCAATCCATGATGACGGAGTGGCGCGGTATCAGCTGGATTTATGTTTAAGGATCGGCGTGCCGATGACTTACAAGGAGCTTGTCAAAACGCTGGAGGATATTAATGCGGATATCTCCGACGTGTTTCTGCTGCGAACGAACTACAAGCGGGACGCCAAGGGCGAGCTGGTTTGCGGCGAGAATGGGCGGATGATCGAAAACGGACACCGCATCGACAATAATTTTGTGGCGTGCTTTGAGAGGGAGTGGAGCAATGCTCAATCGGAGTGACTTCATTCGGGCGGGAAACATCGTCAACGCGTTTGTGGACGAAGGCAACGTGGCTGCGCCGGACGTGCTGGAGGCGATACAGACGCTCAAGGACGGATGCGTCGAGCTGATCCACATCCCGGCGTGGATCAGGAAGCACTACGCGGAATATGGAGGTGACGAGAATGGCGTATCCGTGCAAGATTTGGCTCAAGAGTGAATGTGACGGCTGCGGGCGATGCGAAGACGAGGACGAGCGCCCGATGGCGTACGGCAGACCGTACAACCACTACTGGGAGGACGACCCGGTGAATGACCCGATGGACAAGTGTAAGGAGGATTGGTGATGGCAGAGGTTGTCATGATCCTGGGCGAGAGCGGCAGCGGCAAGAGCGCGAGCCTGAGAAATTTTAAGGCTGGCGAGGTCTGCGTGCTGAACGTCGCAGGGAAGCGGCTGCCGTTCCGGAACGACTGGGGGCAGAATGTGCTGGATGCGTCCGGCTTTAGGGACAGGTACAGCACGATCGCAAAAGCCGTGCAGAAGCCCGCATACAAGCGGTACGTCATCGACGACAGTCAATACCTGATGGCGTTTGACGCATTCGACAGGGCGAAAGAAACGGGCTACGGGAAGTTTGTGGACATGGCGCAGAGCTTTTACAGGCTCATCATGGCGTGCAAGGCTGCTCCGGCAGACACGATCATCTATTTTCTGCACCACATCGAAAAAGCCGAGGACGGTCTCATCAAGCCCAAGACGCAGGGGCGGATGCTTGACGAAAAGCTGAACGTCGCGGGGCTGTTTACGACGGTACTGCTGTGTCAGCCCGACCAAGAGGGGTACTGGTTTCACACGAAAACGGACGGCATGAGCGTCGTCAAAAGCCCGATGGGCATGTTCGATGACGAGAAAATCCCGAACGACCTGAAGCTGGTCGATACGACCATACGCGCCTATTACGGAATGGAGGAATAAGACATGATTGCAAAGCCCAAGGACTGGGAGACAGCGCAGGCATACACCGGAGACAGAGGACCGCAGATGACCCCGGGCGGTCACATCTGCAAGATTGTCGCGCTGCGTCAAGAAACGAGCAAAAACGGCAACCCGATGATTGTTGTCGCGTTCGACATCGACGAGGGGAGCGAGCTGGACGGGTTTTACAAGGCGAAGCTCAAAGACCAGCAAAAGCAAAACAAGGATTCCAAGTGGCAGGGCGTGATTCGCTTTCTGCTGTACGGCAAGGATAGCGGCACAAACCCGTATTTCAAGGGCTTTGTCAAGTCGCTGGAGGAGAGCAACGCCGGATATCACTGGGACTGGGACGAGCGCAGCCCCGCCGGCAAGAAGATCGGCATCGTATTCCGGGAAGAGGAGTACATGCAGGAGACGCAAATCAGGAGCAGCGTCAAGGCGTGGCAGGTGCGGAGCGTGCAGGCAATCCTTGACGGCGTGCCCGTGCCGCCGAAAAAGCTGCTTGAGACCCACGCCGCACAGCCGTTCGACCCCAAGGCGGGCTTCGTCGCCGTCGATGACGACGAGCTGCCGTTTTAAACGCCTATGAATAGAGAGATAGTGGCGCAACGCCTTCGCGAATCGCGCAAAGAAATCGGCTTAACAATAGGTCAAATGAGCGAAAAGTTGGGGATATCTCCTGCAGCTCTGACTGCCTATGAACTGGGAAAGAAACTCCCATCGCTTGAAACCTTTGTAATAATGGCAGAGATTTATGATGAATCATACGAATATCTGCTCGGTAAAAAAAGTGTAAGGCTCGGCGAGCAGACAAATCTCGGAAAGAACATAGCAGAGCTGTTGTTGTCGGGAAAGGTGCAATGCATCGAGACGGACGACGAGAATCTGAGCAAGAAGGTCAAAAACATCTCGGCAATCTGCAATTCCGCGCAACTTTCACGCGAAAGTAAAATCGAAATCATAGAGGCATATATTCAAAATTCGCGGGAGTAATCCCGCATCTATGGCGGTCAGCTCAGGGAGCAACCTGACCCGCGAATAGCAGCGTGGGCAGGCAGGGGTGGCTCGACACCACCGACCGCAAAGCAGAAGTGTTAAAGCATGTCACATTTTACCCAACGACCGCGCCGGAGAGAGAGGCGGCGCACGCCACACAAAACCGAATAAAAGCAAATTCATACTGGCGGCTCGGAAAGACGAGCAACACCATTTTTCTGGCGGCGGGAAAGACCGCAAAAAAAATCATCGTTTCCAAATGGCATTGCTGGCGGGTCAAACCGTCAGCAACATGGCAAGCATAGCAGGTATCAGCGGGGCGTTCCTCCTCAAAAGTCGTTCATCTTTTTCCTTGTTTTTTCTCGGATTTGACGCGAAGCACCTTGCCCGGCTGCCCTGTTCGATTCAGGGGCTTGCCACAATTTTTCAAAAAAGCGAAAGGGGATAATAGATTGAGACGAGAGCAATTCACGTTCTATCGGAGTTATTACGATGCGCTCAAGAATCTGCCCGAGAAGGAACGGGCGAAAGTTTTGTTCGCGATACTGGAATACGCTTTGGACGAACAAGATCAAAACAACCTTGAAGGAGTTTGCGCCGCGTGCTTCCTTTTGATTCGTCCGACGCTGGACAGTGGGAGAATCAAAGCGGCGAATCGCAAGAACAAAACGAAAACAAACGAAGAACAAAACGAGAACAAAGCGGAAACGAGAGCGGAACAAAACCGCAAGGAGAAAGAGAAAGAGAGCGAGAGAGAGGCAGAGAAAGAGAAAGAGAGAGAGATAGAGGTAGAGAGGGAGAACGATAGTTCTCCCCCAAAAGCCCCCGTCGCTGCGCGACGCTTCACACCGCCCACGGTCGAGGACGTCGCGGCGTACTGCCGGGAGCGCGGGAGCAACGTAGACGCACAGCGGTTTGTGGACTTTTACACCTCGAAGGGCTGGAAGGTCGGCAACGTAGGGATGAAGGATTGGCATGCAGCTGTTCGCACTTGGGAGGGCAGGGACAACCGGATGCCCGCGGCGGGAGCTGGAGGGGCGCACAGGACGACAAATCCATTTTTGCAATTGGCTCAAGAGCTGGAGGAGCGTGAAGGACGATGACAAAAGCGCAAACCATGAAAATACTGGCAATCATTCGAGCGGCATATCCGCGCTTTTACGTCGGCACGACCTTGGACGACGCGGACGCAGCGGGCAATCTCTGGCACAGCTTTTTCGCAGACGACGACGCAAGCCTTGTCAGCGACGCGGTCAGGACGTTTATCGCCAACGACACCAAGGGCTTCCCGCCCGTGGTCGGGCAAATCAGGGAAAAGATCGACGTCATCAACCAAGCTATTCACGGCTTTGAGCTGACTCCGCAGAACGCTTGGGGGCTGGTCAAGCGTGCGCTGAAGGACAGCGCGTATCACAGCGCGGAGCGGTTTTCCGAGCTGCCGGAGGTGGTGCAGGAGGTCGTCGGATCGCCGAGCCAGCTGTACGAGTGGGCAGTCAGCAATGACGGCGTGAGCGAGAGCGTCATTGCAAGCAATTTTCAGCGCAGTTTCGCGGCGCGTGCCGCCGTACACAAGGAGATTCGCATGATGCCGGGCGACGTGCGGGCGAGAATCGACGCGGACAGACAGATGATTGCCGGAGGGCGAGACGCGCCGAAGCTGCAAGCCGCAAGCGACGACATGGACGAGTACGCAAAGCAACTACGGGAGATGACGCCGGAGGAGCGGCACAGATATTTTGAGAGCATCGTGGTCAATCTGGATGAGGTGGAGGGATAGCATTGATTTCGGGCAAAAACGCGCTGACCTGCTATTCAGCCGGCTTAGACGCGACGGAGAGAACGTGCGAGGTTTGCGGCAAGACGTTCCGGGCGGGCGAGCAGTACGCATACAAGCTATGGAGCAGCGCGGCACACAAAAAGCACGACTGGTATTGCAGCTATACCTGCTATCGGACAGTGACCAAGCCGCTGGAGGAACGGCAAAAAGCGCGATTTGAAAGCATTCAGCGCGACGCAGTTGAATCCGAGGATCGGCGCAGGGAGTATGCGCGGGTGCTATACCAGCGGCAAAAGAAGCGCAAGCAGCGGCAGACCAAAGCCGCGAAGGAGCGCGAGCAGAAGCAGAACGAGACCATAGCGCAGATGATTGCGCGGATGAAGCGGGAATCTGAGCGGAGAAAGGGGCGATTACGTGAATAGCTGTCTATTTTCAAGCGCATCCGTTGAGTGGGCGACGCCGCAGGCTCTTTTTGACGAGCTGGACGCGGAATTCCACTTTGACCTCGATCCATGCAGCACGCACGAGAACGCGAAATGCGCGGATCACTTTACCAAGGTGGAGGATGGTCTTTCCCAAAATTGGGGGGGTAAAAGGGTGTTTTGCAATCCGCCCTACGGAAGGGAGCTTCCAAAGTGGATCAGAAAAGCACACGATGAAGCACAGAAAGGCGCGCTGGTGGTGATGCTCATTCCTGCGCGGACGGACACGCGAGCCTTTCACGACTACATTTATCATCAGGCAGAAATCAGGTTTTTGAAGGGGCGGATCAAGTTTGGCGATGCGAAAACCTCTGCGCCCTTTCCATCAATGATTGTTGTTTTTAGAGGAGGCACGAAATGAACGATTTGAACGAATTGCGCGATGAGATTTACAGTGACGCGGTGGCACATGGGCTGTGGGATGAAACGCATATTTGGAAGATGATAGCGACGAATGAGGATTTCCGAAAAAGCGGCATAGCTGACATAATTACTTACGCAAACAGCGACGAGACCAGAAAGAGAGCGATTGCTACTTTGTTCGTTTCGATGGAAATTCGCGAACTTATCTTTGCGACGGAAGACCAAGATCACTTCCGCGAAGAGCTGGCGGACGTCATCATCACGGCGCTGTCTGCCGCCGGGTATCTGGGTATCGACATTGACAAGGCGG